CCCCCACCCACATCATCCTGCACCACACCAGCGGAGCCTACGCTGGCTCGGTTTCCTGGTGCCTCGATCCCATTTCAAAAGTTTCCTACCACTGCATTGTGGCCCGCAACGGCAAACGCACCGTCCTCGCCCCGCCCACCGCCCGCACCTGGCACGCCGGAGTCTCAAGCTGGCAAGGCCGCCCCAACTGCAACAACTACGCCCTCGGCCTCGCCTGGGAGGGCGACACCTACACGACCCCGCTCTCCGAAGACGCCCTCCTCTCCGCCGTCGAATACCTTTTGCCCATCCTCGAAGATTTCGACATCCCCCTCAAAAACATCCTCCGCCACGAGGACATCGCGCCCGGTCGCAAAGACGACTGCAGCCCCGCCGCCCAATCGGCCCTGCTTTCGGCCCTGCGCAAAGTCACCACTTGACAGCCTCACCCCATAATTAATTCATGCCCGACGACGCGACCATAATTGAAGGTGACCCCGGTTTCACCGGCATGGCCTCGCGTCTCAACCCGGTGAATCTCCCCCCCGGCATGTGCCAACTCGTCGAGAACATGCGCTTGGATCGCGGAGTCGCGCAAACGCGCAAAGGAGCCAAGCGCCTCGGCGACGAGATCGCCGCAGGCATCCAACCTTTAGTGCTGCCATTCGTTCTTGATTCCAACACCATCGTTCGCTCGGTCTATGACGGCGGAATCTTGGCGAGCGGCACATTTTCGTCGCCGAACTACAACGACGAGAATGAATACATCGTCCTGTGCGGGCCGACCTCGGCGTTTCTTTGGCGACAAGACGAGCCGGTCGAGGAAATCCCTTACCCCGCCAACGCCACCGCTGCCGACGAAGTGTTGGCCTTCACGGACAACGCCAGTTGCATCCAAGCGTTCAACCGATTTTACCTTTTGCGCGAAGCCGACACCTCGCTTCCAGGTTGGGAATGGAAATACACGACCGCCTCGGGCATTTCGGTTTCCGGCACCACCGCCACCGTCAACCTCACCGCCCACGGCTATGCCACAGGGCAGCGGGTGCGCATCGAAGACGGTGCCAGCGCCGCCTTCGCCGGGCATGAATTCGACATCCTCACCGCCACGGCCAACAGCTTCACAATCTCCGTTCCCGCAGGCACCGCCCCAGACCCCTCCGCCGACATCGCCATCCGCCGCGTGAAGCCCCCCCTCTGGTGGGACGGCACCTACTCCGAATTTACCCGCGCCGAGGCCGGAGTCCCCGCCGCCGGGGCCTCCTTCAAAACCCTCCGCTCCGTCTCCTGGGCCGCCTACATCGGAAACCGCCTCTGGATCCCCGACGGCCGCGACACCGTCGCCATCTCGGATGTCCTCGATCCCGACCTCTACGATCCATTCTTCCAAACCTTCCGCGCAAATGCGGGCTCCAACGACTACCTCGTCGGCATCCATCCTTGGGTGGAAGGCCAAGCCCTGGTCTTCATGCGGAACTCCATCTGGCTCGCCAACCTCTCGGACTCGGCCAATGCAGGCGGCACCGACTTCACGGTGGACAGCGCCGTCTCCCGCCTCACGCTCCTCACCGACGAGATCGGCTGCGTGGCCCGGCGCTCGATTGTCACCGCCGGTCAGTATGTGTTTTTCCTCAGCGACTCGGGCATTTTCCGCCTCGACACCCAGCTCGACCTCAAGCTGCGAGGCAATACCACACCACTCAGCGACCAGATCGCCGACCAGATCGCCGAGATCAATTCCGACTACGCCTACCTCTCTGTGGGAAAGTGGTGGAACAACCGCTACCACCTCGCCTGCCCGATTGGCGACGAAGCAGAAGCCAACAACACTCTCTTCGTTTACAACGCCCTCAACCAGGCATGGGAAAGCCGCGACACCTACGCTGTGAACCTCGACGAGCTTCTCGTCGCTGCCTACAACAGCCAGCGCCGCCTCTTTGCCGCCAGCCGCTCCGGCACCCTCTTCCTGCTCGACGAGCAAGAACGCGGCGACGATGTGCCCTACGCCAATGAGGAGGACGCCTACACCTCCGTCGAAGGCTACCTGCTAACGCGCCGCTACGGATTCGGCAGCCTCAACACCAAGCGCCTCACCCGAGCCAAAGCCTCGGTCCTCCTCCCCGCCGCCGGAGCCTGCGAACTCCACGCCCTCACGACCGACTACGACGCCAATTTCACCGTAGCCACCCTTACCAACGGCCAGGACGAGACCGAGGACTACACCTTAAAAGCCCCCCTCCGTTGCAAGGCGACCTACCTCGACCTCGAATTTACCACCAGCGCCGAGCGACCAACCCTCCGCCAACTCAGCGCCGAGGCCACCCGCAGCGCCAGCGACCCCACCGAAACCCGCACCCTTAATTAACCATGGCCACTCTTACCAAAGGCAAAACATTTACCAACGGCGAACTTGTCACACCTCAAAAGCTCCACGAACTCGTCGATCTCGGCACGGTGAGCGGCATCGTCAATGCGGACATTTCTGCCAGTGCCGCCATCGCGGATACGAAACTCGCGCAGATCACCACGGCCAACAAAGTCGCACAATCTGCGGTGACGAACCTCACGACCGACCTTGCCGGAAAAGCCGCTTCCAGCCACACGCACACGATTGCCAATGTGACCGGCCTCCAAACCGCACTCGATGGCAAACAAGCCTCTGGAAGCTACGCGCCTGCAACAGGCATTGCCCCCAGCGCCATCACCGGCACCGCCGTTGTCACCACCGACTCCCGCCTCTCGGATGCCAGAACGCCGACTGCGCATACGCACGGCAACATCACCAACGCCGGAGCCATTGGAGCCACGGCCAACCTTCCGGTGGTCACCACAACCTCCGGCGTTCTCACCACGGTTCCCGCAGGCACCGCAGGCCAAGTCCTCACATCCAATGGCGGCACCTCCGCGCCGTCCTTCCAAACCCTCGCCGCCACCAGCACGAATGCCAACAACCTCACCGGAGGCTCCGCTGGCACCGTGCCCTATCAATCCGCCGCAGGCACCACGGTTATGCTCGCCGCAGGCACCTCCGGCCAAGTCCTCCGCTCCAACGGCACATCCGCCCCCTCATGGCTCACCCTCGGCAACAGCGCCACCCTCAACACCGGCACCACCTCCGGGACCGTGGCCACAGGCGCCCACACGCACACGATTGCCAATGTGACCGGCCTCCAAACTGCACTCGACGGCAAACAAGCCTCTGGAAGCTACGCGCCCGCAACAGGCATTGCCCCCAGCGCCATCACCGGCACCGCCGTTGTCACCACCGACTCCCGCCTCTCGGATGCCAGAACGCCAACGAGCCACACGCATGACGACCGGTATTACACCGAGACGGAGATGAATACTCTCCTCGCAGGCAAGCAGGCCTCTGGAAGCTATGTCACGAATGGAGGAAATGTGGCAACTATTCAACGAGTCACGGCCATGCCAGCCACTCCCGTCGCAAACACGCTGTATATCGTTATCCCTTAATGTCTGAAATTTCTACAGCAAGCGAGATACGATTAGGTAGTCAAGCCGCAACGGAGGTTTGGTATGGCTCTACCAAAATTTGGCCGAACTTTACTGATCCGCGTTCCATTTCTGGGCTTTACGCGTGGTATGATGCCACGCAAGGGCTTTTCAATGCCACAAGCGGGGGGAGTTCCGTAACGACCAACGGCGCAACGATTGCGCGATGGGAAGACTTTAGTGGAAACGGAAGGCACCTTACGCAAAACACATCTTCCTTGATGCCAACGCTTCTGACAAATAATCGCAATGGGAAAAATGTGGTAAGTTTTGACAATGATTTTCTGGTCTCTTCGGCAAATTGGGGGATTGGGCAAAACAAAGTATTTATCTTTTATGTCGCTAAATGGAATGCCTACAACGCATCTGGCTCTAATACATTGTTTGATATTTCTGGCTCTGATACTGGTCAATTCTTTGCCAATAACTACTTAAACAATTTTACTTTTAGATATTACACAAATGGATTTTGGGAAACCAGTATTCCTATGAGCACTTTTGGAACCAACTGGCATTCTGTGTCCTCCTTGTTCCCAAGGCAACCCAGCGGAAACTTTAATTACGATACATATATCAATAAGACATTAGCCCAAAGAATTTCCGCTACGGACAATAATGTCAATTTTACAAGCAATAGAAATTTTGGCATCGGGGATTCGGTCTCGATTTCTGGCACGCCTAATGGAACGCCATCTAATATGAGTCTAGCAGAATTGGCTATTTATGTGCGGCCAAACAATATTACCGATAAAGATAGGGAAAATATGGACGCCTACTTTCAAGAAAAATGGGCAATCTAATTCCACCCTCCATGCTCCGCGCCGAACCGCACCGGCCCACCAAGCTCGCCGTGCGACGCTCGCCATTGCACGGGTGGGGAGTCTTTGCCACCGCCAAGATCGCCGCCTACGAACTCTTGGAGGAATCGCCCTATTTCACGACGCCCCTCAAAGAACTCCGCAAAGCCCCAAGCTGCGAGACCTACAGCTACTACCTCGACAACCACACCAGCATCATCGGCCTCGGCCTCGCCGGGCTCTACAACCACAGCAGCGACCCGAACTGCTCCCACGAAATCGACCAAGTAAATAACCTCATGCGCCACTACGCCCTACGCCCCATCGCCACCGGCGAAGAACTCACCATCGACTACGGCCAAGAAAACGCCGCTCACTTTATGAAAGGAGGGCACTAAAATGGCTATGGGAATGGGCGGCGGAGGTGGAAGTGGCGGTGGAGCTATGAGCGCCGCGCCAGCAGCCATGTCCGGCGGAGGCAACAACAACGCCATGAGCAACGCCCCCGCAGCGATGAGCGCAGCCATGTCCAGCGGCAACAACGCCGCCATGTCATCAGCGTCAACCGGGTCAGCCATGTCCACCGCCATGAGCGGTGGCAACGCCATGTCTGGAGGCGGCGGCATGGGCGGCATGAGCATGGGAGGCAATCCCCTCAATACAGGCATGTCAGTCAACCCCCGCAATGCCCCTCGCACCCGAGCATTTGACCGTGAGCTCGAAGCCATTACGACCGCCAGCGGCCAGATCGCCAACGCGCAAGCCGACGCCGCCATCCGCGTCAACGACCGATTCCAAGACTCAGCCCAGGAATCCACCCAAGATATTGCGCGAAACCTCGACAACGACTACACCCGCGCCGCTCGCCAAAACCTCGCCGGAGCCCAAGCCGGAGTCGATCAAGTCCAATCCGCCCAGACCGGCCTCGGCCAACTGCGCGACCAATACGCCGCGCAGGGCCAAGACCCCGCCATGCGCCGTCTCAACGACATGGCGCTCGGCCAACTCTACCGCCCCGACCAGATCCGCGCTGGGCAAGTAGCCGCCGACCAGGTGCAGGGGGCCAGCGTGGCCGATATCGGAGCCATGCAATCTGCCCGCGCCGACCTCGCCGACCCTGTGCGAGGAGCCAGCGCCGCCAGCGCCTACATGACGCCGGTCAATGAGGTGCAAGGCCCAGCAGGCTACACCGCCGATCAAGTCCGCGCTCGTAATATCCGCGCCGCCCAAGCCGGTGCCGTTGCCGATGTGCAAGCTCAACAGGGCCAAGCCGCGCGCATGCAACGCGTGGCCGATGTGCAAGCCGCCGAGGCCGGGGCCGTGGATAATGTTTACTCGCGAGACATCCGCGCCAGCGCCGCCGAGCGTGCGCTGATGAACGAGGCTCGCGGTAACGGCCTCCTCGGCCAACTCCAATCTCAAGCCTCCGCCGACCTCGCTTTAGGCGGCAGCCTTTCCGCCGAGCAATCCCGCGACGCCGAGCAATCCGCCCGCGCAGGCATGGCCGCCCGTGGCCTCGGAGTGGGGAACTCCGCGCTCGCCGCCGAGATGCTGAACCGCGACCGCTTCGCCAGCCAGCGCGACACCGAGCGCCGCGCCTTTGCCGGTCAAGTCCTCGGACAAAGCACCGGCATCCAGCAAGCTGCAAACCAAGCCTACGCCTCGCGGATGGAGGCCAACCAAGGCCGCAATCTGCAAGCCCAACTCGCCAACCAATCTGCCGGACTGAATCTCGGCCAGACCAACGCCCAACTTGCGCAGCAGGCCGCGCTGGCCAACCAGCAGACCCAAGCCAACCGCGCCCAATTTAACGCCGCGAATCAGCAACAGATGACGCTGGCCAATCAAGACGCCGCCCTCCGCGCATCCCTGGCCAACCAATCCGCCGGACTCACTCTTGGCCAAAGCAACGCCCAACTCCTCCAGCAAGCCCGACTCGCCAACCAATCCGCCGGACTTCAAGCCCAGCAAGCGAATCAGGCCGCCAACGCCCGCGCCGCCGAGTTTCAGCAACAGACCGGCCTGCAAGCCGCGCTCGCCAATCAACAGACGGCCTTCGAGACCGGGCGGTTCAACGCCGCCAACGAGCAATCCGCCTCGCTCCAAAACGCCCAGCTCCTCCAACAAGCAAACCTCGCCAACCAAGCTGCGTTTAACCAGACCAGCCAATACAACGCCGGTCTCGCCCAACAAGCCAACGCCGCCACCTTCGAGAGCGCCCAGCAACGCGCCATGGCCAACGCTGGCTACCAGCAGCAAGCAGCCCTCTCGAACCAATCCGCCAACCTCAACGCCGCCCAATACAATGTCGGCCAAGACATGGCCGCCCAGCAGGCCAACCAGCAGGCAAATCAGACCCAGGAGCAATACAACCGCGCCTTCCTCGGCCAAGTCGCCGGGATGAATTACGATCAAAACCAAGCCCGCACCTCCATGCTCTCCGGCCTCTACGGCCAGCAAGCAGGCCTCGGCCAAACCACCGCCGCCCTGCAACAAGGCATGGCCCAAAGCCAAGTCGCCCTCGACCCCTACCAACGCGCCCTCGGCAGCAACATGCCCATCGCCACCATCGCTCCAAGCGCAGGTCTCATCGGCCAAGCCTACGGCCAGACGATGGGCTACGGCCAAGACCTCTTCAACACCAACACCAACATGCAGGCGAGCATCTACAACAGCTTCCAAAACAACCAAGCCGCCCTCCAAGGAGCCCGTATGCAAGCCGGAGCCGCCAACCAAGCCGGAATGATGGGGATGCTAGGCAGCCTCGGCGGTGGAGGAATGGCAGCGGCTGGAAGCATTGGCGGGGCAGTAATACTCGGTGGCGCTATCTAAAATGAATCTAGTTCAAGATACCGTTTCTAAA